CTTGTTCCTTTCTTTGTAACTGTCCATTTTGTACTTGCTCTCTTTCTTTTCATAACCATTTTTTTTAATTAGTTAAGTTTTTTTATTTAAAATCCATCAAATATAGTAATTTCCAACCTTCTTAACAAAGCATCTTGAGTTTCACTGTCAAGATCCTTAAACCAATCACGAGGATGTAAATTACTGGTGATCCATATCTTCTCAGCTACCAAACTGGTAGCTGATCCCTTGATTTCCACAAGGACTGGGTAACGATCAAGCCATCGTAAAATGTGGGAGATGTCGATAGCTCCTCGAAATTCATCAATGACAACGTGCTTTTGATCCCGATAACCATCCCAAAATTTGGTTCTCGGATCTTTAGGGTAAGCATCCACACCTGCTTCAAGCCATGCTCGTCTGGATTTACCTGTTCCAGTCTTACCACAGAAGACATAACAACTCCGTTCCATACCAATAGGTTTTGCAAAGTCCGCTGTAATAGTGCGTAAGGTCCGATAATGTTGTATGCGAACGTCTGCTGGTATATCCAAGATTCGGCCCTCTCTTGCCATGTCCCAGATTCGATCCCAATCTTTGGGATCGTTTCGCTTGAATGGGAGTTCACCATACTCGAAGGGCTCTCCGACTCTGGTGTCTTCTTTCCACACGTAATCGTTGGCTGCTCTGGATCGGGAAAGCTCGCAATGCGCTCTTCCTCCAAACAATTCTCGCACTCGTACAGCGGATGCTTTCTTGCTAAACACCGCAAGCACTTGGTAATGTCGAAATCCACCTTCGCCTTCTTCGAGTTGTCCTTTAACATATCGGATGCCTTCTGGAAGATTGGGCTCCCAGTCCTCTTCAGGGATGGTGAGTATCCAGTAAACGCCTTGTCTTCTTGCCATTCCATACCGCTCTGGCCGCGGGGCCAAGAACCTTTATAGCAATTTCGGATTTATGCAACATGCTTCGCATTTCTCCGCTCTGGCCGCGGGGCCAAGAACCGGGTCAGCATATGCTTCGCATTTCTCCGCTCTGGCCGCGGGGCCGGGAACCGGGTCAGACATGTGTAGTCTGAGAAGGGAGAATCCGCGTCAGTAAGTAATACTTAAATTCTCATGAGAATTTTGTGCTTACTGACGCTTTGTCTCCTCGAGGGGTGTGGTTTTAAAAAAAAAAATCACCAGGGGACCCTTTCCTGGGGGACTCTCCGAGGGTTCAAGGGGGGACAAGCCCCCCATACTGGCACACCTTTGGAGTGCCAGACCGACCCTAAGACCCTTACCCTAAAGCTCCGCACCCTAAGACCCTTACCCTAAAACCCTAAACCCTAAATATCACATTATGCGGTTAGGTTTCGACCGTTATGCGGTTAGGTTTCAACCGTTATGCGGTTAGGTTTCGACCGTTATGCGGTTAGGTTTCGACCGTTATGCGGTTAGGTTTCGACCGTTATGCGGTTAGGTTTCGACCGTTATGCGGTTAGGTTTCGACCGTTATGCGGTTAGGTTTCGATCCGTTTTTTAATTTCGATCTAAGGGTCATCGGAAATAGCGAATGTAGATCGAGATCGGTAATTTGGTATAAAAGAATGAGAATCCCCACCAAATTCTCATGATGCCTTTTGTACCTCAAGAAACACCTTGTCCCACAAAATATGGGTTCCAAACTGTCAGACTTGAACATTCGCCAGACTTCAAACCCAGATGCATTCAAAAAGAACTTATCAAAGTCTGGATCGAACACTGTAAGGATAAACAAAAACAAGAAGATAATCCATTTATTTAATAAACTACATATCTTTGAAATTGACAACATATGCTGGGTTAATTTGCAAATTATTATTGTCAGATGGACTAGCGCATGCAAATACAATATAGAAATTAGAAAATTTACCGTAGCCAGAAGCAGTAGTTTTATACTTAAACTTCTGTCCTATTTTAATCTTTTTTCGAATTAACCGCTCATCGTCCATACCTGCAAAATTAGTTGGGTTCACTAAAAATCTCTTCGACCACAATACCGTAAATTGATTAGTATCAATAACGGGATTAACATAATTGCCCGCAGAGTTGTACCGCATATCACTGAATGCAAAAGGAACTGTTACTGGTCCAAACGTCCCATCTTTGTATTCATCGTTAGATCTCACAAACGCACAATACACCCATGTTCCTTCATTAGGATTGGGTGCAGTGGGAACTATAACTTGTCGAGTAATTTTGATTGAAGCTGCTAAATCAATTGATTCGATATAAATTTCATCTCCAATTCTTTGGTTCTCATTTGTACCGATTCCTATCCAATATAACGGGTTATATGCATGGTATTGATTAGCTATTAATTGACCACTCCACGTAGTCACGTTGTTGCTAAATCTTTTGGTTTCTGCTAGTTTTAATATTTCTTTCTTAATATCTTTACGTGACCATCCGCTACCCGCGACGCCCCCTGTAAAACTTGTTCCTTTCTTTGTAACTGTCCATTTTGTACTTGCTCTCTTTCTTTTCATAACCATTTTTTTTAATTAGTTAAGTTTTTTTATTTAAAATCCATCAAATATAGTAATTTCCAACCTTC